GATCCTGGTTCTGTTACATTTCGCAAACCCATTGATGCTTATCGTTTATCTAAATATAAAATGGCAGCATCGCTTGATGGTGTATTAACAGTAGACGGAGAACCAATACAATATAACGATCCGCAGACGGGCAAGACTTTTACTTTATCTGGCAAGGGTGTTTGTGAAATAAAAACTCAAGGTTATAACGACCATGTAACCTACGATCACATTCTACAACTCCAAGCTCAGATGTTAGTATCAGGATTTAAGTGGGGTGTGATCGGACACCTTGGTCCTCGTTTGAAAATGCAGATGTTTGTTTTTGAATCTCATAAACAAATACAGAAAAAAATTATTGAACGAGTCAAAGATTTTTGGCGAAGAGTAGAAAAGGATACGCCTTATCCTGTCATAGCTGAACCAACAGAGAAAGTTTATTCTGATTGGTCGAATGACGACAAAGGTTTAACCAAACTTACTAACGACTATGATCTTGCCAAGGATGAAATAGAACGCTGGACAACTACAAAAGATCAACTCGCCAACGCTATTAAATCTATTCTCAAACAAGAGAATGCTAGTTATGTAAAGATCAGAGAGAAACAAATAGCCTGTGAATTAATAACTCGTAAAGCCACAGTTGAAAGAATTGTTCCAGCAAAACCCGCAAGTCAATATGAAAAACTTACAGTAAAGGAGATAAGTAATGAATGAATTAGCAAATCAATTACAACAAGTAATATTAAAAGGAGATCTTAGAACCTTATCGGATCAGGATAAATTAATCTATTATAAAAATGTGTGCGAAAGTATAGGTATCAATCCATTAACCAAACCTTTTGATTACATTGTTCTCAATAATAAACAAACTTTATATGCAACTAAAAATTGTACCGACCAATTACGATCACTTCATAAGATTAGTATTACAATCAAAGAACAAAAAATAGATAATGGTTTGTTGACAGTTGTTGTTGAAGGATCGGATCGATCTGGACGACAAGATGCGGACATGGGTTTCGCAAATGTGCAAGGACTTCGAGGAGAAGCTCTCGGTAATGCCATGCTCAAAGCAGTAACAAAAGCAAAAAGAAGATTGACGCTATCAATTTGTGGACTCGGTGGATTTTTAGATGAAACCGAGGTAGAAGATCTCCCACAGAGAGCCGTCAGTAAGCATAACCAAGGCAAGATGACTCCTAATACTCAAGATGTATTGAAGGTTATTGACGAGTCTAATCCTCCCATCTATACGCTAGTGCTACCAGGCAACAAAGAAAAGCATCATGACTCTTTAGAAACACTTGCATTTACATTCAATGACCTGATGTTGGAGATAATTAATCATCCTGATAAAGATAAAAAGGATAAAGTTAAAATAATCGAGAAAGCATTTAAGGTTAATGAAAAAGTTATGACTCAATTAAAAGATGCAAACAAAAAAACCTACGATGAACTAACACTTAAGTTTGAGAATTTTAAAAATGGATAAAAATTTTACACCACTTTCTCAGAAGGTTCTTGCTTTCATAAAAGAATATATGGAACGAGAAAAGTTTGCACCCTCACAAATTGAAATCAAAGAACATTTCAAACATAAAACTTTATCGGCAGTTCAACTCTCACTTAAAAGATTGGAGCAGTTACAAAAGATTGAACGTGTCCGAGGGAAGGGGAGATCAATCAGACTTCTTGATTAAGCAAGCGCGCGCATGATAGTTGCTAATGATTCTGCTCTGGACGTGGTTTGTTTATGCCACCTAGAATCGAGCATTTGATTAGCAGCTTCAGCGTAATCTTCTTTGGCTAATGCTTCCCACATCTTTTTAAATTTACTGACACCACCTTTACCTAACTGAAATACCATCTCAACAATTACTTCTTTTGCTTTTGGTAACAAAGGTATTGATCCAATTAGATCTTCTGCTCCCTTGAGTGCATCACTAAAATCTGATTCAAAACAATCATCCAAAATTTCTATATCGTACTCTTCATCATCTTGCCAGTTCTCATCATCTAAACACAAATGACCATAGCCAACTGTTCGTTTACCCAACGAGTCTTTGTAAACATAATTCCTAAATCCTTCATGGACTTTGATTCTGTCTTTTAATTTATCGTACATATCATTTATCTTTTAAATGTTTAAATAAAGTTTCGACCAGATCACTCTTACGAAATCTCCGATCTAATTCTATGCCATGCTTTCTACCTAATTTTTCTAACTCAGTTTTTGTCATGATCTGTAAATGAGTTATCTTTAATTTCTTCTTAGGTTTGACAAATATATTTTTTAAAAAACTAAACATACATCCTCCTATTTTCTAATTTTACTTATGCCTTTTAGTCCGAATGATCCCGCTATCGAAGCCAAAATTCCGTACGATATCCAATCAGGACAATCGTTTTTAAGAAATAAAAAACCCTCCTTCATATATGGTTGTAATGCGGGAACGAAGGAGGCAAAAATTATAGCAATAAAGGTTAAGGTCCAAGCTTCGTCTTTCCAAGAATCTGCACTTGCTTCCATAGCTTTTTCACTCCAACTACCATCTTTCTCTATTTGTTTTTTTGTTGCCTCAAGTTTAGTTAATTCTACCTGAGTCTTTAATTTAGCTTTTTCTTGTTTACCTTTAATATAAGTTCCAACAAGATTTGCAACAGGACCTAATATTGCTTGAAACATTTTACCTCCTTAGTTAAAACCATTTGAATATCTTTCCGTATATCACCACAGATAATAATACCAGGACAACAAGCACACCTATGCCAATAGCTTTCTTGATCTGTTCTCGTTCTTCCATCTCTTGACGTAGTTGTTCTTTCTTTCTTTTTCGCAACCTCCCAATCTCTGCTTGAAGGTTCTCCCATTCCTGTAAACCATTGTCGGCATACAATAAAAAAATTTCTCGCAGTTGATCTTTCTTTTCTTTGATTTCTTTTTTACGAAGGTATGCTGCCATAGCATCTTCTTCTATTGATGAGAGTCCTAACTTTGATAACATCCCACCCTTGCCCTTGTTAGCTGCATGGACATCAAGAGAACTTTCAGCGTTAGCCCATTTCGATACACTACTCGCAAGATCATGTAACTTTTTTCCTGTCTTGATTCCCTGTTCAATCAACGCTATTCCTGATTTACAAGCAGCGTATGCGGATAATGGATCAAGCATTTTACACTTTCATAAAGATAGAAATTAAAGCCACCACCACAGCAACAGTATTACCCATGATAATTGTTTCTAATCTTTTGATTCTAGATTTTAGATCTCCAATATTTTCATGGATATTATTGTAGCGTTCCAAACATACTTCTTCATGCTTAGATATTCTCGCTTCGTTCTTATCTGCTTTAGTTACCATAATCCTATCTTCTATCGTTTATACTATTTTTTTCCTAACAAATCTTTGTCCGCTTTTCTTGCTCCACCTTTACCTGATACAAAAGATTTCACTCTACCCATTGCCCAGGCGTGTGCTGAAGTTTTCGGTCTACTCCCGCTACTATAATAAGCTCCAAGTCCTCGCCTATATACCTTATCGAGTGTTGATTTACCAAACCTTGACGCTCCAGATATGCTAGAATATTTGCTCATTTCTTTTTCTTCCTTAGTTTTTTTAGATCAGCTCCTGTTATTTTGTTTCTAGGTTTTGCAACCGCCGCTAACTTCTTTTGTTTTAGTGTATATACCATTATCCTTTACTCCTTTGTTTACTAATTTTATCCATCATTGCTGGTGTCAGTTTGCCTTGCCTATAAAGTCTGGCAGTTCTTTTTATCTCTGCTTCCCTTGCCTTTGGGTTCTTAGCTCCAGATACATACTTCTTTGGAACACCACCCTTCGTCTTGGGAACAGGATCAAACCTTCGCATCAATGTTCTTTTGGTTCGCATTACTTACCAACTTCTTTTTGTGCCTTCTTATGTGCGGTAGAAAAAGTATCTCCCTTCATCATCAAGGTTCGCATCATCCTCATATGTTTTAGCGAATGATGTTTTTTATGTTTTTTAAGAGTATCCTCTTGTCGTTTAGTAAGTTTGCTCATATCACTTCTTCTTTTTTTTTCCGTTCATTGGTTTCTTTTTCTTTCCGTAATATCCTGGCATGGTTTCTCCTTTCTTTTTAGTTAAGTTTATCTTTTGTAACTTTCAATATCTTCATCTGTCGGTAACGATTCCATTGTAGCTAATGTTTTTACAGATCCATCTTCATTATATTCTGTAACAAACAATGCTTTTAATTTATCAAGAGTATCGCAATCGCTGAGAGCTTGTATAATTTTATCAGCTTCAGTTCTAACAGATGCTCTAAATGTTGATACTGCGTTAGGTATAGACTTGCTAGAATCTTCAGCTTTCCTAACTACCATCCAATCTGTTGTTGATAATAAAGATGCAGCTTGTTTTTGTATTTGTTCTGTGAAGATTGTTTTCAATCCTTTACTTGCGACATCTCCTACATCTTTGCCCTCTGGTATGACACCATCAGTTTTGTTTTGTGAAGTATATAAAGTATCAGCTATCGCCTTGTCTTTTTTATTTATGGTTTCTGTAACTGTACCAGCGGAATCATCAACTTTGTAAGATGATGTTGTTGGTGTTTCAAAACGAGTATCTGGTGATGATCCATGTATAAACTCATACACACCAATATCTTTTAACTGTGTTTTTGTCCAATGTCTAAACACATCTTTTGGGTGAACAACCTCTCCAACAGTAATAGATTTATTGCCAGAGGTTATTTGCACTAATTTACTATCTTTAACTATCGCCCACATAATACCTACCTTCTACCTTTTATAACATATATTCATAATTTTACCTAGCAGTAACTGGACTCTCACCATCGAAAAAGGGCAGTTCAGCAAAAGCCATATAAACATAAGTTGCACTTGCATTTGTAGCTGAATTATTACCACGCAATTTGAAACCATTTGATAAAAAATCGGTCTGTCTGGACGCTGTGTCAACTTCAGTATCTCCATCAGCGTTAAAAAAAGTTGCAACTGGATTTGTTGGTGAACGAGTTGAGTCCATAATTACCCAATTACCAGAGCCACTTCGTTTTTTTACCATTACCCAAGCAGGCTTAAACGCGGTATATACAAACGTGCCGTCTCCAGTAGAAGAAGCATTTCCTTGATATGAACCAAAACGACTAAAACCATCAACTGGATGCCAAGCATACATAACCATTCTATCTGAACTACCATTAGTTCCAAAATTATTTTTAACATTTATGACATCCGCTGTTGTTGCTTTACTATCCCACATTGTACTTGACGATTGTTCTGCATTATTATTACTTAATTGTAATGTTTTTGCATAACTACTTAAATCTTTGTGATAAACTGCCCAATGCGGTGTATCATCAAGATTTCTTGATATAACCCATGCGGGACTTTGTGCCAACCCATGACCCACTGTGTCTTCAGCATTAGTTCCAGTAAAGGTTATTATGCTAAACCCCGCATCAGAATTTGTCTGCACAGTAGATTGTATGCTACCAGAAAAATTTGACGAACCAAAAGTTGAATTAGTATTTATTGCACCGCCCATATTGGCGTGGTAATGACAAAAATAATATAATGTAGGAGCAGAAGCTGCGACAGTAATTATAATTTGTCTTGTTGTTGCAGCGTTAAAATTAGTAGTATTTACATACTCGCTTTCTGTTTTGGTTACTCCATCCAATTTATAAACCACACCAGTAGAGTAAGTATAACCACCATTGTGCGAACCTCCATTTGTATCACTAAACTTCATGGGGTGTCCATCAACTGAGCTGTCTGAAAGATCAAAAGTGTAAGTGCCACCTTCTTGCAAATCTAAGGTTACAGCACTTGTACCAAAGTCATCAAAGCGATATTTGTTTCCACTATCAGAAACTACTTTGACTGTATATGTTTGTGAAGGAGCTGAACCGCCACTCGCTTTCCAATTCCACCCAACAAAACTTTCATTGTTAGTATTAACTTGATCCAAATTTCCTAATGTAAATCCATCACTAGTAAAAGAAGTTAATCCTTCTGACTCGGTTGTTTCTGCTGCGGTATTGTCAGATTCTATTTGTTTTGTTGCACCTCTACTAGAGTCATATAACGAATGACTATCTGCTGCATCTCTATTTTTTATCCATACTAAATCTGGTTGAAACTCTAAACCTGTAATTGTCTTACCACCAGATCCTATCGCAGTACCATTTCCTTCGTACAGGGTTGGTGTAAAATGTTTACTCGGTTGTTTGATTGTTGGTGCTGGCATATTATTCTCCTACGAACCTAGATTTTTTGTGCAAAGTGCTAGAAAACCAGTTGGTGGTGCATAGTAAAATTTACCATTACCATTAACATCAGCCGCTGTAGCACTTCCACTTGTTTTAGCATTGTTAAATGTATCGTCTTGTCCAAAGTTAATAGTATGTATATGACTTTGCGTTGAATACATAGCTATCCCATATTCCACTCCAGCATTACCCCCAGAACCCCACGCAGTGCCTGTACCATTTGCTGGGTCAGCAGAACCAAAAAATGTACCATCTTTAGCTAAATACACTTTTCTTGTTCCAGCATCCCAAGCAAAACCATATACACTACCAGCAGATGGATTATTTGAATTTGTCCAAAAATCGCCATCTGTCCAATTAGAACTACTACTAAAATTTGAACCATGATACCAATTTAATCTTATAAAATCGTTATTTGTTAATAAGGGTTCTGCTTGGTTTTTAAAATATACCATTCCATAATTCCAATTAGGTTGACCACCTTTGGATACAGTGCAAATTTCCCAATACCACTTTCCTGATGTAGGAAATGGAAGTGATGACCTTATTCTATTAACATTTTTAACTTGTAGATTACCACCAGTAAGTTCATCTGCTGATGCTAAACCATCTGCATCATTTGGGTTCATTACACAAAAATTATTTGTAGGTGAGTCACTAACTTGATCATGTGCTGCAAGTCCATTTGTAGTGAAATCATTTCCATTTCCTGACTCGTCGTCTCCGAGGTCAGAAGCATCTCTACCATCAACATGAAAACCATTAGTGCCAAATGTCAGACCACTTACGTCTTTAGGAATCCATATTCCATCAGTTGAAAATTCACCAAAGCTAGAAGCATCTGTAGCAGTTCCATCAAGATTTACTATCTCTGCCATATATCCATCAAAATTCTGTGTAGTAAATACTGAAGTTCCTATATCGTGTTCTGTAGTACCCATCCAGAAATTATTTGCATAATTACGTGCTGGGTAAGATGGTGTTCCAGAAAAATTTGTTACTCGTACCCCATTTACATAAATTCTTGCCCTATCGCTTTCAATAGCATTTGTTGTGTCTGAAACAAAAACCAAATGGTACCAAGCAGATGCGTCACGAAATTGCTGTGTTGTAACTAATCGCCAATCATATGAACCACCATAATAATTGTAAAACTCTAAAGAATTATCCCCAGCACTACCAATTTCTGCACCACCATAATTACTACCAGCACTTCCAGCAGAGAATATCATTCTTCTACTATTTGAAGTTTCAACACCTAATTTTATCCAACAACTAAATGTCCAAGTTTCTTCTGTTCCAGCACCAGAAAAAGTTTTTGACAATGCTGGGTCATCTGGGTCATTGAATCTAATTGATTGGTTTACAGCGTGACGACTTGCTTTTTTACCATTCCATAATTCACTAGTAAACATAATCTATCCAAATGCAAGTTGTGGGGTAGATAGCAATATTGAATTGTCCGCCTTTATCATATAAGCGACAACATCGTATGCACTATTAGTTGAACTTAAAGTTAAACCAGCCGCACCAGGCGTTTCATAATCTCCATGTAAACTTACTGTTCCAGCACTAGACGAACTTGGTTGAATAAATATAATTACTCCTGTCTGTCCTACTTGAGATCCTTCGGTAGTAGGAGCTGCTAAAGTATTTGATCCACTAGCTAATGTAATAATAAAATTTTGATATGTATCATAATCTAAAACACCAGATGTTGCCGATAAAGCTGCTGTATATGTTGATGGTAACTGAGCCTTTGTAAATGTGTTTTGTTCATCTGTTTTAACAACCGCAGCTTCTAAACTTACCGCTCCACTAGAAACAGAAAAGTCAGCACTTGCAAAACTTGCAATGCCTTTGTTACTTGTTGTCGCATCTTCACCAGCAATCGTTATTGTATCTGTAGCTGATGCAGTAGTATCTATTCCTTCACCTCCAGCTATGGTTAGTGTGTTGCCATTGGCTATACTTTGACCACTACCAGAATCTCCAGCCGCTGTAAAACTGTCCATCGTTCCTGTACCAGCAGCACCCGAAGCTCCTGTTGGAATACCCAAAGTTAAACTTAGTGTATCACCACTCACACTTGCTGATCCCGTAGCACTAGCTCCAGCCGATAAAGTGTTGGTTGTAACATTGACAGTTGATACGCCTTTACTTAATAAAGTCAGATCTGTTCCATCGGTATTGTAGCCAATAACTTTGTTAGCATTATCTGAAGAAGTATCGTTGTAAGGTACAGTTAAACTTGGTGCGGTTGATCCTGTTACGAATTCAGGTAGCTGTAAGGTACGATCTATCTTTTCTTCAAATTGCTGTAAAATCATCACAGTATTATCGAAATCTGTTTCTAACGATGCAGCGGTAAATGACGCTCCTGTCGAGTATGCCGATTCTCGTGATAAAGGTTTGTTGGCGAGGATGGTAAGTTTTTGTCCTGATGTGGGAGCTGATGCATAGTTAACAGTACCCGTTCCATTGGTGGCGATGCTCACAGTATAATGAGTTGATAAAGATTGAGTCGTTTCGCCAAGTATAACTTTTAGTTCGGTATCAGCATTGATCTGAAACGAAAACGCAAAAGATGTTTGCGATCCGTTAGTCGTATACTGTATGCGCCTGTTAGTGTCATTAATATCAAATGTCGCCATAAACCTTACCTCTACCTTTTATACAATATATATTGATTAATTTCAAACATTAGTTTTTCATTGCTTCAATTCGTAATCGCAATCCTGGA